TGTTTGTGGGACGAGGGCTTGTTCAACATATTGCTTCGCTAATTGTTGAAAAAAATCGTGGCCTAGTGGTGGTTTTTTGCTCATAGCCAAATGGCTATCACTTTGCCTTGATGTCTGATCTTTCAGAACATATTTAAGGCAATATTCAAAACCCTTCCAGTCCGGTTCTTGAAAATAACTGAAACCGTGTTTCCAATATTTCCAATCTACCCTTTTGTTTGACGTCACTTCTGGCGAACTATCCTTAAAGAATAGTATTATATGCCAATGTGAACGTCCTTTTGCGCTACCGTATTCTCCGGTAACGATGTAACGACATTTATGTTTTTTACGCAGTCTTTTGAGAAAATCCTGTACGTCTTTATAAATTAACGTTACTGCATTAACGCCTTGGTCTCCGTCATACGTTAATGTTACAGCGTAAGTTTTTTTCGAAAACTTACTTTCGGCAATGCATCTTCCAACGTAATCGTTAACTCTACGTTTGCGGCATTGCCAGCATTCGCGACACCCAACTTCCGTACCATCATCTAATTTTACTGGTGCGATGCACATAATTTACTGCTGTTCCTGTAGTTTGGTGTCACTAAATGCATATCTTAACAAGGGTAGGGATATCTGGTCGGCAAACGGAACTCCAATACTTGGAGTTTCCGTTCCGTTTGCCTTATGTAAGTTATTCAACTTACTGTTTATTATTTGATTTGATCTTGCCAATTGTCTATTTCCCAATGTGCTGGGTCCCAGAAACTCCAATCATGTCCTGAGTCCAATTTAATATTGCGTTTGCGTGCAACTTCTTTGCCGATTGCAACCATGCAATCCCACTCTTTTTTACTTAAATTCCAACCACGGGTTGCGTGGATTATATCCACGGCCATTCCGTACTGATGTGCTCCAAATCCTGCAGAAGCTTTACTTCTGCCTTTATCGTATAACTCTTGTTGCCGTTCTGCAGACCGTACAAATTCAAACGCTCGGATTGGTATATTCCGTCGCTTCATTGCTTTGGAAAATGCTTTCCAAAACTCGACTATGTCAGGGTGTACCCCTATATAATCGTTTTCTGTTTGCTGAATTTTAACCCAGAGTGATTGTGATGCATTAGGTTCTGCTAATGATCTTGCCGCTTCTACGTGTGTTTTATGCACCAGCTCATCGCGGTGCCAAAACTGGATACGGTCTATAAACCGTATCCAGCGTAGAAACTTACTCGGTGGTTTCTCCTGCATCTTCTGTTTCTGCCTCTTGTGGCGCTTCAACTACTGTTTCAGCTTCTGCTTTGATTTTTGCTACTTGTGCTCTTAAAGCTGATCTTTCAGCTTCTAATTGTGCATTGCGTTGTTGCTCGTTGTGTTTCATAAATGCAACCATACGATCAAATTCAGTGCTGTTGTTTACACGTGGTTCAATAGACGTGAAACTTGGTTCATCGCTATTTTGTACTGATTGATCGATATCTGGTATATTTACAAATACACTTGCTGATTTTTCAGCTTTGATTTGCACATACGTTGTTGCGGGTGCTGTGTATTGAATTTCAGTTTTTCCGTTTGATGTGCCCACCAAAACGGCGTCAGACATTTTGCTGTCGTTTGCGACCCATACTTCGATATTACTGTTTGCAGTAATTTCAAACTTTACGTGTCTTGGTTTGCTTGATGCAAATTCAATTACATCGCCCGCTTTGGCTTGTGACCATTTGCTTATATTGCCGTGTTTAATTCTGTTCATTTCATTTTCCTTTTTTAATTGTCAGCAGGGGAGGGGAGGACTCCCCTGCTTTTTATCACTTAACGATACGCGAGGAATCGACTTGTGAAGTGATTGTGTCGTAGTCAGATGTTGCATCAGTTTCTTGTAGTCCTGCACCGAATACGGTGTTTCCTACAATCGACATATCTGTAAGACATGTGATTTCAAAACTGTCTGATACTTGATCGGCAAATACTTTTTTATGTAATCCGCTACAAAGATAAAAATCTTCATTGAGCGTTACATTGGTTGCCTCAGCCGTCCAAATTTTTGCACGATCTTCGTCAAATGCGTCATTTGCAGGACGGTAATATTTACCACCTACATTTACCGCATCTCTTTGCCATTCGTGGTTTAATGGTGCGTAACCAAATGTTCCATCTGGTGTAGCATGGTTTACGTCAGCGTGGTCATTTTTTACAACTGCCACTTTTTCTGGGTCTAATACATCAGACAGATAGTTAGGTAACGTATCTGGGTCTGTTGTGTATAAGAAATAGTCTTTCTTACGTTCCCAGAGTTGTTCCGGTACAATTTCGGCAGTTATCATTATAACGCCGCCAGTATTCATAGCTGGTGTTCTAATTGACATGTCAATTGTTGCCATACCATTTGTTGCTGACTTATCCAAGTTTGCGCCATCTGTTGCATAACGTTGGTTAAATCCTATCATTGCACGTTGACGACCCAATAAAATTGGTTGCTTTAATGCTTCTTCAGGCACCCTGATTCCCGACATAAGTAGATCGATAATGTGCTCTGATTCCAAACCATCATAACGGGATCTTAGTTTAGCAAATGCTGCTGTTTTACGTGCTTGTTCAATGTCAGCAAGTGACATTGTTGCGTTTCCGCCTGTTGTTAATTCTGCATATATTTCATCAAATAAATACATATCGCCTTGATCTATAATCTCAGCGCCAGACATTGCAGGTGAATACCCTAATGTATCTGTTGTTGTTTGATCTGCTGATGCAGTTCCCGTAACATGATCACGTGAATATTTTGGGGCTTTAATTGGTGCTTGAAATGTTAATCCGGCAAGAGTTACTTGTCCGTCAATTAAATTCTGATCATAATCAGGTACAATATTTTGCATTCCATTATTAATCCAAAACGCATCAGCTAAACTATGATCAAATGCGTTTCGTAGTGGTAACGATTTTGATCTTGCTTTGCGTCTATGGTTAACAATTGCATTATATGCTTCAACTAGTGTTGTGTTATATGTATTTGCTTGTGTATGTATTCCCATTGTTTGCAAAAATGTTTTTAATTCTGAAGATGTATGTGTATCAATTTGGGTATTGCCTCCGGAACTCCAACTTGGTGTATCCCTAACTATACCATCTTTTAAAAATTTATTAGTTTCAAAAAATGGTATTACGCTTCCGGCGGCTCCATTTTCTTTTTTATATGATCGGTTTAATTCGTCCATTGATCCGTTAAAACGATCAAACGCAAGCATTGGGACAAAATGAGCGTAAAGTGTTACGCCAACACCATTCATTAACATTTCTGATGTTTCCATCATTTCAACGTTCATGCGGATTTTACCGCTTTGCACGCCGTCTTCGCGGTGAAGCCATTCGTATTTCAACGGCAGAATTTTACCTGCGTCGCCTGACGTCAATACTCTACCTTTTGCAGATCGGCGCGATTTCTGTACAGCAATCGGGCTATTTGGTATTAGTTCAGTCATTCTCATTTGCGTTTTCTCCTTGCAATGATTTTGGTTATAATTTTTCGTATTTTTTTACACTTGGCGCACATTATGGAAATAATTCTTCCATAATTTTTTGTTGCTGATTTATTGGCACACCATTAATCCGCTCACCATAATTAGGTTCACGTTGTAAAATTGGTGTCTTATTTTTTATAGACATTTGTTTTTGCAATTTATCTAATTGCTTAATGGTATTACCTATTGTTTGTTTATCTGCTTTATATCCATATATTCCAAACTTTTTTCCTAATTTTTTACGCATATTCTTACCAATTCTATCGCCTTGATAATATGCTTCTTGTAATAGCCATTTATATGAACCAAGTGTTACTTGATCCCATTCTAGATCTTCCCAGGGAAATCTCCATTTATTACCGCGATGATCTACTTCAACAAAAAGAGCAGGTTTTTGTTTTGCTGAAAACACACTGTTTCCATCAGTTACATATTCTAATTGTATAGGATCTTGTATTACGTCATAAATTGCAGTGTTTTGATCTGAATTTAATTTTCCGTTTGATATTTTAACAGGTGCTAAAATTTCTTTACCTGTCATTTTTGGTTCCTCAATTACAGATATATTTTTATTTTGATAATTATCAAAAGCATCAAATGCATTAAAAAATGCATCTGAGCTTAAACGTCCCATAGGGACTTGATTGTGATAAAACCCTTGTCCACCTGTTGCTCGTAATACTGTTAACGGATTAAATCCGTTTGCTATTGCTTCACTTCTTAGTTTTCCTAAATCTGTTCCGCTTTTATTGTTTGGTTTTCTATCATCTAATGAACTACCTATTTGATATCCTGCAGCTGCACCTGATGATCCACCCATCATTGCGCCGCCTGCGGCTAATGTGTATTTAGCCATACGTCTTGATTCATCTTCAAATGAACGCAATGCTTGTCTAAATCTTGAACCTAAACCCATATTATATCACTCCCGCATTTAACAATGTGTCCGAGAATAGGGCTAAACCCATTACTATTCCCGCTACCGTTGCTATTATAATGTCTTTTAATTTCATTTGATCCACCTCCGTGTAATGAGGTCGATCGATACTCCCGCTAATGCGGTAAATCCCAAAACGATACTTTCAGTTGTACCAACTGCTATTCCTGCGCCCGCAAGCGAAGCGCCGAGCATAGTACCACATCTAGTAATAATCGGTTTTAAGATTTGTTTGATTAGTAGTAATTGCAATTTTTACTCCTTCTATTATAGAAGGGTCAAAACGCTCAATGGCCGATAATATATATTATGATACCATTATGAGACTCGTTGTGTTGACCCATACGTTTTTATAGCTTTGTACATTTAAGAATGTAAAGCACTTTTTTTAAAAATGTGTCATTTTTTTACTTTTAACACCAAGGTACAAATGTTTTTTTAGACCCAGACCCCCCTGTAGGGGTGTTTTTCTTGGGTCTGTCCTTACACCTTATCCGCAGATCTCTGACCGTAAAGTTTTTCGGGGATTTTTTCCGCTTCGCTAGATCCCGTTCGGGAGGTGGTGCGGCTGTTCGCTCCCGTTGTTCAACGGGTGGACTGTATATTTCTATACCTCGTCCAATTCCGCGTACTGTACTTCGGCGTAGGATCGCCGTCGTTGTATTTGTTGTCCTTGTTTTATTGTTTTTATTACTTCGGGTCTTTTTTCGTGCCATTCGTCATTCTCCGTCACTATATGTATGCCTGTTTCGTTTTTATTATCCCAATAACATATTGGTATTCCGTCATACGTTGCTTCTACTAATTCTATATCTTTAAATATTCCGTCTCCTTGTCCTTCGATCCATGGTTCTACATATTTTACAGGTTGATAATGCAATCTTTCGTACAGTTCTTCGTCCGTGTACTCTATTTCCGTTATATCGTCGTAATAGTCTGTTACTAATTCCGATAACGGTTCATGGTCATATTTTTCTTCCCATGTATTGACAAAAGTTTCCATAAAATTTTCTCTTGTTTTTCCTTGCATCATAAACCCTTTTTCTCTGTTTTTATAATCCCTTACGTCTCCAAACTTATAAAAATATGTTTGTGGGACGAGGGCTTGTTCAACATATTGCTTCGCTAATTGTTGAAAAAACTCGTGGCCTAGTGGTGGTTTTTTGCTCATAGCCAAATGGCTATCACTTTGCCTTGATGTCTGATCTTTCAGAACATATTTCAGGCAATATTCAAAACCCTTCCAGTCCGGTTCTTGAAAATAACTGAAACCGTGTTTCCAATATTTCCAATCTACCCTTTTGTTTGACGTCACTTCTGGCCAACTATCCTTAAAGAATAGTATTATATGCCAATGTGAACGTCCTTTTGCACTTCCGTATTCTCCAGTGACTATGTAACGAACTTTATAATTTTTACGTAGTCTTTTAAGAAAATCCTGAACGTCTTTATAAACTAACGTTACTGCATGAACTTTTTCGTGATCTTTTAATTTATCATCTCCATAAGTTAATGTTACCGCTAATGTCTTATTTGACATTTTCGCTTCTGCAATACATCGACCAACGTAATCTGATACTTTCCGTTTTCTGCACTGCCAACACATTCGGCATGCTACCTCTTGATTATTGTCCAATCTACATGGGCTTATACACATACGTTTGTCTTCTTATTGCTTTCCTTTGCTCCAATTTTTTCTCTAAAATCGAAAAAAGTGTCACAAAAGGTATATCTTAACAAGGGTAGGGATATCTGGTCGGCAAACGGAACTCCAATACTTGGAGTTTCCGTTCCGTTTGCCTCGTGTAAGTTATTCAACTTACTGTTGTTTTCTTGGTTTTGTTCCAATCTCTCAATTCCCAATGTGCAGGGTCGTAGATTGTTTTCCAATCTCCGCCCCAAACAACTTTTATATTACGTTTGCGTGCAACTTCTTTTCCGACTGCTCCTATACAGTCCCATTCTTTTTTGCTTAATTGCCATGCGCGTGTTGCGTGAATTATATCCACAGCTTGTCCGCGCACATGACTTCCGTCATATTGCACTCTGCTTCGTCCTTTTTGGTATAATTCGTTTTGCCGTTCTGGCGTTCGCACAAATTCAAACGCTCGCAATGGTATATTGCGTCGCTTCATTGCTTTGCTAAAAGCCTTCCAAAACTCAACTATTTCTGGGTCTGCGCCCTCATAGTCGTTTTCTGTTTGCAAAATTTTGACCCAAAGTTTTTGAGATGCATTAGGTTCTGCTAATGATCTAGCCGCTTGTACATGTGTTCTATGTACTAATTCGTCTTTGTGCCAAAATTGGATACGGTCAATAAACCGTATCCAACGATACCACTTACTCGGTGGCTTCTCCTGCATCTTCTGTTTCTGCCTCTTCTGCTTCTATAATTGCCTCATCAGCTTGTACTGCTTTAATTTTTGCTACTTCTGCCCTAAGAGCTGATCTTTCAGCTTCTAATTGTGCATTACGTTGTGTTTCGTTGTGTTTCATAAATGCAACCATACGATCAAATTCAGTGCTGTTGTTTACACGTGGCTCAATAGAAGTGAAACTTGGTTCATCGCTATTTTGTACTGATTGATCGATATCTGGTATATTTACAAATACTGCCGCTGATTTTTCAGCTTTAATTTGCACATACGTTGTTGCGGGTGCTGTGTATTGAATTTCTGTTTTTCCGTTTGATGTGCCCACCAATACGGCGTCAGACATTTTATTATCGTTTGCTACCCAAACTTCAATATTGCTGTTTGCAGTTACTTCAAACTTTACATGTCTTGGTTTGCTTGATGCAAATTCAATTACGTCGCCCGCTTTTGCTTGTGACCATTTGTTTATATTGCCGTGTTTAATTCTGTTCATTTCATTTTCCTTTTTAAATTTATGCGGGGTAGGGGAGGACTACCCCGCATTTTATCACTTAACGATACGCGAGGAATCGACTTGTGAAGTGATTGTGTCGTAATCAGATGTTGCATCAGTTTCTTGTAGTCCTGCACCGAATACAGTGTTTCCTACAATCGACATATCTGTAAGACATGTGATTTCAAAACTGTCTGATACTTGATCGGCAAATACTTTTTTGTGCAAACCTGAACATAAATAAAAGTCTTCATTTAGTGTTGGGTTTGTTGCCTCAGCCGTCCAAATTTTTGCACGATCTTCGTCAAATGCGTCATTTGCAGGGCGGTAATATTTACCACCTACATTTACAGCATCTCTTTGCCATTCATGGTTTAATGGTGCATAACCAAATGTTCCATCTGGTGTTGCGTGATTTACGTCAGCGTGGTCATTTTTTACAACTGCCACTTTTTCTGGGTCTAATACATCAGACAGATAGTTAGGTAACGTATCTGGGTCTGTTGTGTATAAGAAATAATCTTTCTTACGTTCCCAGAGTTGCTCTGGCACTATTTCGGCAGTTATCATTATAACGCCGCCAGTATTCATAGCTGGTGTTCTAATTGACATGTCAATTGTTGCCATACCATTTGTTGCTGACTTATCCAAGTTTGCGCCGTCTGTTGCATAACGTTGGTTAAATCCTATCATTGCACGTTGACGACCCAATAAAATTGGTTGCTTTAATGCTTCTTCTGGGACACGTATTCCACTCATAAGTAAGTCAATAATGTGCTCTGAATCTATTCCATCGTACTTTGCTCTTAATTTAGCAAATGCCGCTGTTTTACGTGCTTGTTCAATGTCAGCTAATGACATTGTTGCGTTTCCGCCTGTTGTTAATTCTGCATATATTTCATCAAATAAATACATATCACCCTGGTCAATAATAGATGCACCATTCTGACCAGGTGCATGTACTGTTGATGTGCTTGGTATATTATTTGCAGTTGCGTCTGATGTTTGTGCCGCATTTGTTGCATATCTTGATTTAATTGGTGCTTGAAATGTCAATCCAGCAAGTGTTACTTGTCCGTCAATTAAATTCTGATCGTAATCTGGAACAATATTTTGCATTCCATTATTAATCCAAAACGCATCTGCTAATGTATGATCAAATGCGTTTCTTAATGGCAACGATTTAGATCGTGCTTTGCGTCTATGATTAACTATTGCATTATATGCTTCAACAGGTGTTGTATTAATTTTTATTAAATTATTTGCATCATATGATGTACCACCAAAGTGTTGTCCTAATACATTATGTATTTGATTTGGTTGTCCATAATATGGAGTTGTTGTATCCAAATCAAATACTGAATTTGGTTCAACAATTGCTGTACCGTTCCAATATTTATTACTTTCAAAAAATGGTATTACGCTACCAGCGGCACCATTTTCTTTTTTATATGATCGGTTTAATTCGTCCATTGATCCGTTAAAACGGTCAAATGCAAGCATTGGGACGAAATGAGCGTACAATGTTACGCCCACACCGTTCATTAACATTTCTGATGTTTCCATCATTTCAACGTTCATGCGGATTTTACCGCTTTGCACGCCGTCTTCACGGTGAAGCCATTCGTATTTTAACGGCAGGATTTTTCCTGCGTCGCCTGACGTCAATACTCGACCTTTTGCAGATCGGCGCGATTTCTGTACAGCAATCGGGCTGTTCGGTATTAGTTCAGTCATTCTCATTTAGGTCTCTCCTTATGTACCATAATTTTCTAATAAATTTGTTAGCCATTCTTTAATATTTTCTGGCTGTTCTTCGTCCCATGATTCAATTACATAATGAATATGAGATGACATCAGATCATGATCGGTATGATACATACCGTACAGATGTGAATTTCTTTGTTCTTCGTCCTTTATATAATCAGTCATTTGCGTTTCCTCCTTGCAATGATTTTGGTTATAATTTTTCGTATTTTTTTACACTTGGCGCACATTTAATAATCACTTCTTACAAAACCATTAATTTTATCTTGGGTTTTGCGTGCATTATTTGTTAAACCGAGTATTGTTTTTGGTTTTTTTTCTGGAAATATCCAATTTCCAGTTTCAAAACCGTGTGATAAACGATCGAGAAAACTAGATTGTTTATTTATACCATTAGTTTCTAATGGTGGACTTTTTGAAAATACTTGTTCTAATCCAATATTTTTTCTTCTATTATCAATAATATTTTTTAAAATTTCTTTTGCTTTAGCAATTGAAACTTTATGTTGCGCGGCATATTGCGCGGCTAACATTCCTAATGAACCAGTAATTTCTTGTCCTGACATTTCAATTAATTCTGGATTTATAATTTTAAAATCTTCAACATTTCCGCTATCGTCGAAAACGTTAATCATTAATGGTATATCAAAATGGCTACGCTCATTTATGTCTTCAGTTGCTAACAAATTTTCTGTACTTGCGTTAATATTTGATAGCTGTGCTTGTTTCATTTTTTTATTATAATTTGCTTCAAGTATACTTGGTATTCCTTGTGCAAATGTTTGAAAAAATGCGCCACTGGCTAAATTACCAGATGGGCCTTTTGTACTACCTTGACCGCCTGTTGCTCGTAATACTGTTAATGGGTTAAACCCATTTTGCTCTGCTTCGCGTCTTAATTTAGCTAAATCTAAATCATTTGCTCCTTGCATAGCTTTTGCTGTTTTGCGTGCGCCATATGCGCCTATTGCCACTGAGGCTATTGCTCCCCACATTTATATTACTCCCGCATTTAACAATGTATCCGAGAATAGGGCTAAACCCATTACTATTCCCGCTACCGTTGCTATTATGATGTCTTTTAATTTCATTTGATCCACCTCCGTGTAATGAGGTCGATCGATACTCCCGCTAAAGCGGTAAATCCCAAAACGATACTTTCAGTTGTACCAACTGCTATTCCTGCGCCCGCAAGCGAAGCGCCAAGCATAGTACCACATCTAGTGATAATCGGTTTTAGAATTTGTTTGATTAGTAGTAATTGCAATTTTTACTCCTTCTTATTTAGAAGGGTCTAACTGCTCAATGGCCGATAATATATATTATGATACCATTATGAGACTCGTTGTGTTGACCCATACGTTTTTATAACTTTGTACATTTAAGAATGTAAAGCACTTTTTTTAAAAATGTATCATTTTTTTAGTTTTAACACCAAGGTACAAATGTTTTTTTAGACCCTGATCCCCCAGTAGGGGTGTTTTTCTTGGGTCTGTCCTTACACCTTATCCGCAGATCTCTGACCGTAAAGTTTTTCGGGGATTTTTTCCGCTTCGCTAGATCCCGTTCGGGAGGTGGTGCGGCTGTACGCTCCCGTTGTTCAACGGGTGGACTGTATATTTCTATACCTAGTCCAATTCCGCGTACTGTACTTCGGCGTAGGTTCGCCGTCGTTGTATTTGTTGTCCTTGTTTTATTGTTTTTATTACTTCGGGTCTTTTTTCGTGCCATTCGTCATTCTCCGTCACTATATGTATGCCTGTGTTGTTTTTATTATCCCAATAACATATTGGTATTCCGTCATATGTTGCTTCTACTAATTCTATATCTTTAAATATTCCGTCTCCTTCTCCTTCGATCCAAGGTTCTACATATTTTACAGGTTGATAATGCAATCTTTCCGTTTGTTCTTCATTGAAATTATCTGAAAAAATCGGATTCCTTACTTTTCTATGCCCTAGATCTATTTCTTCGTAATCGATAGGGTCTTCATAATTTAATGTTGTTATATCGTCGTAATAGTCTGTTACTAATTCCGATAACGGTTCGTGAGAGTATCTATCCTCCCACTCGTTGACAAAAGTTTCCATAAAATTTTCTCTTGTTTTTCCTTGCATCATAAACCCTTTTTCTCTGTTTTTATAATCCCTGACGTCTCCAAACTTATAAAAATATGTTTGTGGGACGAGGGCT